AAATCTAAAACCTGATTATAGAAAACATTTTCAGATCCTGCGGGTATGGTTGGTGCACCATAACCTACAGTTGCAAGTAGACGTCCGCTGTGAAAAACAGTTCTGTTGACATAAAATTCAAATACAATATCAGCTCTCCATCGAGCAAATTGTGACAAAACAGTTGGCCCCAAACTGGCAGGGGAGTCAAATGTATAGTCAGTCTCATTTAATAACATACTATTTAATGAAAGGTCCATTAATACATTACCTGTGGCCATATTGGCATCCCATGGAAAGGTACCAATATGATATCTACGACCAAGAATATCGTTAATATCAGTAACCATCGGATCTGTTAAAGAGTGTGCTTCTCTATTCATCATCTCTGGATGATGTTGCATTGAAACAGTTGGTTCTAGGCCATAATTCTTTGACATAGAAGGATAAATCCCGGCTATTGGTAAAGAACAGCCTGTAACTGGTGGGTTATCAAATGGCATTGAAAGATCTGCACTCAAATTAGTGGACGCATCTAATCTATTTTCTGTAGGCATATTTCCTGCTATAGATCCTATATTATAGGATACTGAAGAAGTATTGCCTTGTGAGACTGCTATAGGTCTAGGAATTGAAAATTTTGCATTGATAAATCTAGAGTAAACTGTTAAGCTTGCTGTTGATGCTGCAATCGAACTAAGAGGGTTATAAACTCCAATAAAAACTTTTCCTAAACTTTCCTCTCCTGAAGGCCCAGCATATGTATTCATAGCTGCTCTCCAAAACTTGAAAGGTATAATCAAAGATTTAGTTGTGTTATCCGCTGGTGTTAAAAATGTAGAATTAAAGGTAGGCCATTCATCTAAATAGCCTAAATTAGTTGAAAGTGGTACATGATAAGCTATCAACATACCAGCTTGGGTGGGAGTACCATTAACTTGGAAGACAACTTCTATATCTCCAACAAAATATATAAAATTGTTAAAAGGCATATTTTGTATATTGTTAGCATTTCCAAGTGCAAGTAATTCCCAAGGTACACTAAAACTACCTATAATTGTTCCTAATCCATCTGATGTGGACCAAGAATAAGTTGCTCTTTTGACTAAAGAGTTCAGACCAAATTGAAGATCCATTTGTTCTTCATTAATGGCATGAGATCCATTGTCTCGGAGTCTAGAATTTTCATATGTAGAGGGTGCAATAGCCATATCTGTAGTTAATGTTGTTAAACCACGTACAGCTGAAGTAGTTGAAATGTCTGAAGACAGATGGTCTGTCTCTTTGACTGGTTGAAAGGATCGATTAGAACTAGAAGTGTTGGTTAAAGTTGATGTACTCATATTAGTGATAGGTCGTTCTAATCGGCCGTTCCTAGATTGGCTCTAGGTGGTGAAAACTTCCAGAATTGCGGTACGTCTTGCGACTAAAAACCGTAATCCTTGATATCCCACCATCAAGGGCAATTTCAAATTACACTCTGATAAGGCCCTACTTACCAGACGGAGATACTTATCAAAAGTTTCTCTTGGATGCTGACTCAAATATTCAAGCATCTGAACACATTCTTCAACTATTGTTAGATTCTCATTGCGTGTCCATAACAAGGAATTTTCTACAGAAGATATTTTGATCATTCCTGACCACAAATCTCCAACTTTGACTGGATAGGCTCCAAGAAAGATAATATCAGAAAAATTTTTATATTGATCATTAAGAGGTACTCCTTTATGTGCTGAGGTATATATCATATTTATCTTTTTAAAGTCTGCTTGAATCATAAGAGGATTCCACTCTAATTCTGGATGTATATTTAAAACATGATCATCTCCCAAAAATACTACTCTGACAAAAATATCAAAGCATTTAAAGGGAAAACGATCTTTAAATGTATATCGAAAACCCATTTCGTTACAAAGACAATTAATAATAGTAGTGAGTAAACACCCACTAAAATTCATATAAGTCTTAAACATTAGATTTCCAACTTTAACCCAAGGTTGAGTTTCATGTCTCTTAATATATTGAAATTCATTAAGTCCAACCGAAAAGACATTGATAGTAACTGAATAGAAGATATCATAAGCTGCCATAATGAATTCTTTTGGAATTCGTTTATCGAAACCACTAAAATCTCCATCTATCATTCTTTCGTCTTTAAAAGATTTTGTCAAGAATTTATGAACTTCATCCATATCATAAGAATATTGATTAACTCCAATAGCATAACCTGTCTTTTTGAAAGATCGGTTAAAAGCTATTAAAGTTGCTCCAAAAACCATTCGAAAAGCTACAATACTTATCATATCATTACAATAAAATAAGCGTGTCATAACTTTATCAATTTTTGAAGCTGAAACCAATTCATCTTTTGCATAACCAAGCATTATATTTTTACATTTTATACCTTGTTTCATTTCCTCTCGGCGTTTCAAAACTTTATTTTCAAAATCTTTAGTATAACACAAATTACCATCTTCAAACCAAACATAATCCTTCTTGCCTTTTCTACGATTTCGTAGAGTAACAAGAGGATAACCTGGTGAAGTATTAGTAGTTATAGATGCTAAAAGTCCTGGAATTCCAGCACAAGCTTCTTCAAAAGTTAATTCACGTCTAATTGGAAATTCAAGCATTCTCTCAAATCTCATTATCATCGTATCTTTTATTTCCTCTAAAATTTCAAGATCAATTTTTCCTTTCTGTACTTTAAACGTATCTAGCAATCCATTAAACAATGGATTTATACCTTGTGATCTATCATCCATAGAACTCAAGATGCTAGGTTGTTTTTCAGAATGAAAAGGTAAATAATGACTAATACAAGAAGGTATCAGTTTAGTTTTATCTGGTATAAAACCGAGAGTTGCACTTCGCTGAATTTTGATAAGATTAGGTAACTCATCTTGTATTTTCTCAAAATCTCGGTAAATAAAAGAATCTGATGATTAACTTTGACATGAGGGATCGTTTTTCTTTTTCTCTGTCCGTACTATTTCTTCTTTTTGATCTTCTTCATCTAAGAAATCAAACATAGATCTAAAAACAGAACTTCCTATTGCTTTAGGTACATGTACATTAGTTGAACCAGCAACATGTAAACCTACTATCTTGCCTGCCAAAACACCACTAGAGATAATAATGGGTAAACCACAATCACCACTCTTCGTGTTAGCAAAATAACAAATAGGATAATTCAATTCTTTAATTATCTGTG